TGTAAAGTCTTCCTTTCCTTCAAGTTGTCTCATTCCTCTACCAATAGATTGTTTGATAATAATTTCACTTTTATAACTTTCTATGAATATGATATTATGAACATTCTTAATTGAAATACCTGTCGAGAAAGTATTAAAAGATGCAATCAATGTTTTATTCGTACCTACTTCCATTTCTTTTTTGAAGTAATTGCGATTGTCTTGATTTACACTACCATCAACATAAAAACATTGTTTATTACTATGTTCTTTTAGATGTTCATATATTTTTTTACCATATTGATCTTTAACATTAGAGAATAACACCATAGAATTTTTTGTTGACTTATTCACCAAGTCAGTAATAAATTTGAATCTAGCTGGATTCTTAATTACAATTTCTTTTTCAAATGCAAGAAGTTGGCTTCCTTCTAATTGTTTACTTCTTTTTATCTTTGAAAGTTTTTCACAAATATCATCATTATATTTTAACACAATAATTTTGAATTTTGCTGGTGTAGCATAACCTTCTTTAAATAAAAATTTAGGAGAAATTGTTTTAACTAATGGACCGAGTAGAGATGTAACAGTTGCAAAATCTGCAGAATCATCTTCTTTAATTGTTCCTGATAATCCAAATCGATATATAGAATCTTTACATTTTGATACTACATTTTTAACTGATGCCGTGCTTGATTGGTGCGCTTCGTCACAGAATACAACATCAACTCCTTTATAATAGTCTAAAGTTTTCTTACATAATGATTGAAATGTTCCAACTATTACATCTGCATCAGATTCTCTATCTTTAGATCCTCCATAAACTTGACGAACTTTCATTTTTAATTTTCCATCATTATACTCTTCCCAATCATCTTTTAATTGCATAACCAGTGTTGTATTCGGAACAATGATTGCTATTTTATTTAATTTACCCATACTTTTTAAGTATGCATAAATTATAAATACGATGAATGTTTTTCCAGCGGAAGTTGCAATTTCAGATGAACATAATCTATATTTGAGTATTTCAGCAGCTGACTCTATTTGATAGTCTCTAGGTTTAAATGTGCTATCTACAAAAAAATCTTCACAAAATTGTTTAAAATGCTCTTTATCGAATGAATAATCAACGATTCGTTCAAGACCTGTTATTTCAACAGGAAAATTAAAATGTTCTCCAATTTTAACAACTTCCATCCAAAGACCTATAGGAATGAAATTATTTTTACAAAATGGAATATACCCATTCCATATTTTTTTTTTTGACGAGTGGATTAAAAAACCAGCCGCGTATTCTTCTATTTAATGAAAATTGAATTTGTTCTTGTTCTATTTCTGTAGCTTCAACAATTCTAAGAAATTCTAAATTCTCAGTTACTATTAATTTCATATTATATTCTGTTTATTTCAAAACCTTCTAATTTATTGTGTAATAATTTATATCTAGTAGTATTCAATACTCGTTTTGCCTGTTCAACATTATTAAATATTGTAATTTCATTAGATTTTAAATCTAAGCATCTTAATTTTATAGAATGTTTTTGTGTTTTATTCTGATTAGATTTTCTTAGTTTTTGTTTAGTTTCATCAGAAACTATTCTTCCTTTTGTACCATTTGAAATAGCTTTCCGATGAGCATATCCTCCTGGTGATATATTATATCCTATAGATTTATCACATGCATTTAATCTATCTATCCAATAAATTTCGCGTTCATTTAAATGATCATCATTGCATTTCTCTAATATAGTTTTTTGAAAATTTTCATGACCATATTTGTTACACCAGAACCTAAATACGTGTCATTATTATACTTACTTTGACCAACATATATTTTATTATTAATCAAATTTTTAGTTAGATATATAATTCCCATAACATTTTTTTGATTTATATATCTAATGGATTAAAATTACTCTATAACTTTAATAGATCCAGTTTCATCTATTACTGACGTTTTCTCAATTTGTAATTCTTTGGCTTTATTAAGCATATCTTCAAAATCTTCATTATGTTTAATCATTTTTGCTAACATATAAATATCGTTTTGTTTTTTAATAGCAGCTTGTTCTACACGGTGTTTGTTTTCATCCATTTTTTTGGCATTAACAACATCGTTTACAAGTTTAACATAGTACATATAACCAGAATGCTCGACAATTAGTTTATCCATTTCTGTGCTGTTAACAACTACTGATTTATCAAAATAAACTTTTATTGGTTTTAATGCAGTTGCCTGTTCCCAGTCTTCTTCGTATGTATTTTTAGACTCAGGATTTTCCCATTGCATACTGCCATTAGGAAGTTCACCAACTAAATATGTGTGTATTTTAAATTTAGGTTTGAGTATTTCCATGCTAACTACAGACATATCTACAAACTTATCTAAATATGTTGGTTCAGTCATTAATAAATCTACCAATTCATCAATAGTGTCTCCTTCTATTTCAATTGTATTACTTAAACCATAAGTATTTACTGACATTAATTTATATTTTTCGTATTGCTTCAATAGAAAATAATGATTCTTGTATTAATTCTTTCATTTTTATTTTTATTTATTTTACACCTCGTTTAAAGTCTTCTATTTCTATTCTATGTTTTACTCCAAACACCATATTGTCAATAGTCTTTATTGATTCTTTGAAGAAATCTATGTGATTTTGAAATATGTCTAACTGTGTTTTAAGTTCTCCAGTTTGTTCTTCTGCAAACTTTGATTTTTCTCTATCAGTATAACGATAATCCTGATTCATTGAAAGATCATCATATGCTTTTTTATATGCTGACATCCATCTTTTTCGTACATTTGCTTGAATAGCTCCTAAACGATACATATACTCTACAATATCTTGACGTGAAGAATAAAGATCTATCTGAACTTGATCCATATCTTCAACTTTTTTGAACCGCGAAGAGATATTCTTTATTGATTTAGTCCATTCATCACGTTCTTGAACAAATCTAGTATAAATGTCTATTTTTTTTGGTTCTTCTGATTCGTTTGTTTCTGTTGAATCAAAAGAGTGCAGATTTAGTTTTGTTCCTGTTGTTTCTTCTGTTGTCGGCATGATTTACAATTTCTATTTTTGTAATTTTCTCTTCTTTCTTTTTAATAGTAAACTCCAATTCATTCATTCCATCATATAAAATATCGGCTCCATCAAAATCTATATTGCATGATAACCTGAATTCATCTTCAAAATCAATATGTGTTCTATTTATTTCTTCTGGTTCTATCATAGCCATATTTCTTTATATGGAGGTTTTTATGATGTTCACTTTTCTGAATTCTATCAAAAAATCATATCTAAACGATAATGTTTTAAAATTCATATCATGTGGAAATGAATTACGTAAAACTCCTATTTTGTAGTCATTTTCATATATTTCTATAAATTTCCCTTTATAATTTATCTCATAAATCATATAAACATCATATCATATCGATCTTTCGAAAAGTAATCGACAAATTTTGTATATTTTCGTTTATTATCTCTAATAAACATTAGTAAATCGTTTAAATCTTTTATTTTATAGGAGAATGATGATAGTTTATTATCTTCAATATATTTTCTCCATAAAAATACCGACTTACCATTTGAAATTTTTCTCATCGCATAATCTTTACCAGTTTTATCATTATCGTAAAAATATCGTGCACCTTCAATATCAAATGGAATAGAATTTTTTGCTGAACATATTCCAACAGAATTTGGAAATAAAAAACTATCAAGAGGCCCTTCAAATATTGTTATTGGTTTATTTATATCAACAGTAAAAATTCCAAATATATTTGATAAATGATCTATTTTTTCAAATTGCTCTTTATGATCTTCATCATATATTCCCAACATTTCATGAATGCTCGAAAGTTTATGTGTGAGATAAGGATTTCTTTTTTTAAAGGTTTTTATTTGCAACCCTATTACGTCCTCTCTATCGGCGGTCAAATTAAACACAAACACATTCCTGACCTTAGGATCATATGCAAATTTTTGAAAATCTGTTTGCATTCTTCCAACAAGATATTTTTCAATTCTAGAACCCGTTATTTCTTGCAATTTTAATGATTTCATCAAAAACTTACGATTGATACTTAAGTTTTTAATTTCATCAGAGAAGAATGATTCTAATCCAAATTTTTCTTTAATTTGTTTTAAGTCAATAGATGATGATGACGCTGTATTTTTTAAATATAATTGTTCGGGAAGTGAAAAATTATCTAATAAGTGTTTCTGTTTCAAAAAATAATAAATTGGCATTCTAGCACCACAATCACCATTAAAACAATGATAATATAAAGTGTCTTGAAAAAGATTGCCTCTCTTTTTTCTATTATCTTTTAAAGAGTCACCACAATATGGACATGCAAATTGAACTCTATCGGCATGTGTAATAGGTTCTCTTTTATATGGATCTGAAAACTCAGAAGCTAATACTTGACGTAAACAATTTATTATTTTATCCCATACTGCTACTTTATCTTCATTTGACAAATCTTCAACATCATATGATGAAGCACTAAATATTGGGTCTAGAGTCATAATTTTTTTGAGAAAAAAACTGGCCAATTTTACTTGGCCAGGTTTGTGAATTAATACATGAGTAGATTATAATCCTGCATATAAATCTTCATCGAAACTAGTATTATCTAGTTCAAGATTTAGTTCATCCATTGCATCTCCAGCTGGCGCTGTTTTAGCTTCTGGCATTACTTCTGATGAAGATGTAATTGTTTGAGATTTAACTGGTGTTGGAGTTTCAATAGCTGCAGCTTTTGCAGTAGTTTCCATAGTTCTTACACCCGGTACAGTATTCTCAATAACTGATTTTATTTTTGCTTTTTCATCTTCTGTCCATGGTCTGAAATCACAGTTTTCAAGAGCTGGTGAATTTGCTTTAAGATATTCTACAAAAGCATTCATCCCTTCTTGTGTTTTTTCAATTGGTTTACCATCAATGATTACTGGAGATTCATCACCTACAAATTTTGTGGTGTCATAATTATTAAAACCAGCTACAATATTTACATGTAACGCCATTACTCTACCTTTGAATGGATCATAAGGATTTGATGGTTTTCCATATTCTGGTTGAATTTCTCCTTGAATAATGTTATTCAATTTTTGACCAAATTTGAAAATTTTGATTTTACCAACATTTTCTGGTTCTTGATCATCTTTAACAATCTGAATTAGTGAATAATAATTTTCACGTCTTTTGAATTTATCGGAAAGTTTTTGTTCCGCTACTGAAGGAGATTTTTTAAGCTTCCAGAAAGTATCTTGAAGTATTGATTTTTGATTGATTGTAGAAGGACAATCAACAGAGAATCCATCAGATGTAAGTGGATCGGTTAACCAATAAGAATACTTTTTAATTTTAGATTTTTTAGGATCTTTGTAGAAAGGTATGAAACGGATTAACGCTTTATAAGTGTTATCTTTACCCTTTTTTGGGTCTGGTTTAAAGTACTCAGAAACTTTTTTCTCGTTTTTTTCAACAAAGTCCTCGTTACTTAGATTGAAAATGTCATTAAATTCTGTCATAATTTTGCCTGTTTAATTTTTGTTTAAATTGTTTATTTATTATTCAAGATTTGTAAATAGTTCATCTTCAGGGATATGGAGCGATGTCCAAATTATCGCCGAGATATTTTCGTTTATTGCCCGTTTATTTACTCAATCAAATTTTATATACGCCATCCAAAAAAAAGTTTTAAATGACATACATAAATTTCTTTTTCCGTTTAATTATTCAGTTGTTCCTTCACCTTCTGTGGGTGGAGTTGTTTCTTCTTCTTTAAAATCTTCGAATGAAGATGCCTTTGGTGACTCAATTGTCCCTTCACCTTCTGCTGGAGTTTCTTCATCATTTTTATCTTCTATAAATTCTTCGAATTTTTTAATTTTTGTAACAGCTTCATCAATAGTTTCACTTTCCAATGTAGCTACACCTTTATCACCAGTTTTTTCTCCTGACATTGCTGTTTTTTCGATTGTTTGTTTATTAAATTTATCTGTAGAATCCTTAACAAATTCATTATATGATAATATTCTACTAGATGTTTTATGTTCAGGTTTATGTTTAGGTTTATGTTTAGGTGATTCTTTCGAACCTGGAAATTGCTCAGTTCCTTTTGCAGTTGTTTCTGACATTTTTGATCCAGTTTCTGGAACATCTGCTCCATTCATTTGTTGTTTTTTTTCACTCATAGTAATAACTTTAGTTGATTTATATATATCTTTTTTAAAACGTCATTTTATTTCTTTTTTGACTTTTTAACTTTTGGTTTTTTCTTGAATACATCTGGATCATAAAAAGATTTCCTTGCACAATCTTGAATAAAATATGAATCTACCAAATCATCTACAGGTTTTTCAATTGCTATTGAACTATCAGTTATTCCTTTCCACATTCCATTTTGTTTTAATGCGTCATCATCTGTATTTAAAAAGAACTCTAACATTTCTTCTTTACCAGCATTGCCCTTTCCTGCATTCATTTTAGCAGAACTTGGAGAAAAGATTCTAATTTTATCTCCATATTTTTTAAATAATGCTCTTCTGACACAATATGAATATCCTGCAATGTCTAATCCAGCATTACCTTTTGACCCATATGAAAATCCTTCCATTCCTATAATATCAATATGATCTGGCAATTTAGAAGCTATAAGATCTGCTAAAATTATAGCATCTTCTATTTTCCATAATTCAGATGCTTGATATTCTTCTTTAGGAGTTGGAATCCTTGTATGTTGATATATTTCAACACCAACGTTTTGCAAGTTTCCATAATGAATTGCTGTTTTCTTAGGTGTTCGTATTCCTCGAATAAATGAAATGAAAGTTATATCATCAGCATTACGAACACAAACACCAGGTGAATTTTTAGAAAAGTCTAATCCTACGCTTATCATATTAATACATTCCCCCAACGCATAGATTGTGCAATTGATTGACGTTTTGCACCTTACCTAACAATTTACATCCATTTATTAGTTGTTTATACATATTTCGTATAACTTCAACTTGTTTACTTGCGCCTTTTACAATAGGAGCATCTGTTTTATACCAAGATTTAGTACGTTGTTTTAAACGTCCAGTCTCTTTAATCAATGATGATGGATATATGTCTTGTATTTTTCTTGCAGCTTCAACTACTTTATATTGATCTGTGCCAGTCAAATCATTTTTGACACGTCTATATAAATTATTATGTTCATGCATGAATTTAATGGCTTTATCATAAATATCCATCGCAAAATCAAGATCGCCTTCTCTTTTAACTAAATGATCATATGTTCCTTTTCCACCTTTTACGTTTCGGTATTTTTCTTTTTCATTTTTATAAAAATTAGCTTTACGATCTTTATAAAGTTCTTGAGCCTTTTTATATTGTTCATCTAATTTTTTAGCTGCATCTTCATATGAATTATTCGAATCATCAAACACTGAAATATTTTGATTCTTAGCTGAACCATCTTTCATTTTATAATAATAATGGTGCAAATTCTCCGAATCTAGATTCGTTCAAGAACTCTTCAAAGTTAGTAATCATTTTTATGTAGTTATTTTTTAGATTCTAAACGCTCTATTTCTGCACGAATTTCACCTTGTCTATCCATATCGATTTTACGACGATCGGTTGCTTCAATTGCACGAAGTTCAGCTTTCAAACCTTCTATTTTTAATTCAGTTGTAGTTACTGATTCTTCTTTGAGATTTTTAACTTCTTTTTGAAGATTTGTAATCTCATTTTTAAGAGAATCTGTTTCATCTATAAGCTGTCTACTATTACTTTTTGATGAACATGAATTACAAGTGTTTAGAAATGTCATAAGAAATAAAACACCTGCAATAATAATTGCTTTTTTAATTTGATCTTTAGTCATGTTAATATGTTATTTAGTTTATCCATTCTCTTCCATTCCACTTGGCAAAAACCATCATGTCTCCACCAAATAGATGAGGAAATATAGTTTGTCCGTCATATACGGACGAATCTGATGCTGCTTCTACGACAGAAACTGGTGATCCTTCTAGCATTTCAAATTTTACTTGAACTTTATCACCCTTTTTAATTGTTTTTGGAGTATGTATAAAGTTACATACCTGTTCATTTATACACTCAAGAAATGTTTTCATGTTTATATATCAGTATTATTTATACTGAAATTTCGTTTAAAGTTTATACTAAGTCAACTGCTATTTCAAAAATATTGTATCTAATGTCTAATGAAAATGTTCTAAATTCCATTGCTGTAGCAGAATAATTCATTTCTAATTCTGATATTCCACTAATTAATGGTTGACGATATAATATTTTTAAAAGTTCATACCCATCTCTGTCCAAATATGCTAAATCTAAATCTGGCATATAATCTTCCATATTTGTATACTCTAAGTATCTCATATATGTTTCATATAAAACCCAATAGTTCAAATATCCATCAGCAAGTTTAAAATTAATAGTAAATTCTTTAGCAATAGCTTTTTCTAAATCCACCGATTCTCTCCATATCTGAGGATTTTTAGTTAAACCTTTACGTGTATCTGAATCTACTTGACGTCCAACCATTTGTTCTACAACTTCAGAAGAAACTGAAGGAAATGTAACAGATTGAACAGTATGATTTACATAATCAGTTATACTGTCAAATGGAGTAGGTAATCTTTTCAAATAAAAATTATACTTCTCTTCTAAATCAGGATAAATAAATCCTTTTGGCAATCTAAATACATATTGATTATTTTTTGAATTTAATATCATTATATATTATTTATTTTTAGTTGTAGTAGATGATCCAGTCATTCCAGCCTTTACGGTTGTATTACTTATTGGTTTTACACCACCACGGATTGAAATTGATCCATCATTGTTACTATATCCAGGGATGAATGAAGGCTGTACTTGATTTTGCAATATAGCATTAGATGTACTCGTTCCTGATGTAATATTAGTGCCCGAAGCACCTGTGGTGCTTACTTTTATTGCTGATGATGTTACAGTTGCACTAGATTGTTTTAATGTATTCAATCTTTCAGATTCATTTCCTAAATTGTCTACCGTATCTACAGTTCCACTATATAAAATAGTCGGATTGGTATCGTCTGTTTTTATTGTAATTCTAAAAGGTTTTACCTTAGAATCATATAAAATAGTAGAAACTAAATCACTTGTAATTTTAAATACAACTTCACCTGAAGATGATAATGTTGTTGATGTACTATCTTCTGCTGGAATAGTTATAAGTTTGCCTTTTTTATCTTTAAATGTAATATTCACAGTTCCGTATGATAAATCTATATGTGATATTGCATTATTTGCTTTATTTACATCATTAATTATAAATTTCACATAATTATCTGCATCACCTAAATATATTCTAGCTTGACCTTGACCAAAATAAAATTCATTTATAGTTGATCCATCATTAACTGATGTAATACTTTGTTGTTGAACAACCACATTTCTTCTATCAAAGAACACAGGAATATAAACTGTATTGAATTGTGTATTACCCTCTGGTTTTGAATACGAGACGGTAGGACCATCATATACTTTATTATAAACTTTAAGCGGATAACTTTGTGTAGATAAACTAATTCTATCTAATCGTTTTCCATATTTTCTAGGATTATATGATGTAACTGAAGCTTTACGGATCATCTGAAAGCCATTTGATCTATTATAAATTCTACACGTATAGTCAATAGAAAATGCAACTGCATGTTCTGGATATTTCAATATAGGTCTCCAATTAAGAGACTCTTCAAATCCATCAGTTTGAATTTGTGAAAACGAAAATGTCGATAAACTATCAACACCAACTTGTTCATATACAACTAAATCATTTATAACAACATAATCACCACCTGATGCATTTAATTGTGATATAAAATCTTGAATATAATTTCCGTCATATGTTGGATAGTATGTAAAATAATCTCCATCTGATGCTTCTTGAATATTTGCAGCAAGACCTGCATATTTATCTTCTTGGTTTACATTTACTTCATATTCAGTACCTGCACTAAAAATTAATTTACCATTTGCTTGTGTAGATGATTCTATCTCAATAGCTTTTATATATACTGCAGTATCGATTAAGAATCCTCGATTATCAGATGAATACTGATACCCGATTGAAACTGAATTTAATGGATTTGCAAAGAAATCTCTAATTGCTTCTTTAGTAGAAGGAATAAGAAATTCTACATATCTGTCATATACTTTATCACCTAAAAATATAGGATGGGGATTTAATATATCTCTACTATCACTGTTTAAATAAACATTGTTTGCTAATATTGTAGTATTAGTAGTTTGTGCTTCTTTAACATATGCTTGAATTATAAGACCGTCTAAATCATCCAGTCTATACCCACTCATTATGTGAACTTTAACAGTATCATATGTAACTGAAATTGGATTTAAAACAGTTAAATCTTCATATGTTAATTTAGAATCCGTACTGATGTACGGAGTAGGTGCATTTATATTCAATGATGCCCATTGGTAATTACCCAATTGAGCAGCTGAATAATTCAAAACATTCTGTGTAATATCTTGTGATGCAGAAGTGTTTACTAATTGACATTGTCCATTATAATATTCACTTGTGATTTTACCAAATTTTACTTCATGTCCATAATAGCTAACATCAGAGTATGAATACTCTAATAAAAGATATGGTGCTAATTGTACATAAAATGAATTATTCATATATTAGTTTCTTATTTTTTCTTGAAATTCCATTGAAATAATGCATATGAAACAGATATACCTGCAGCTGCTCCAGTCCCAACTCTACCATTTGCTATATCAACATATACACCATAACCAACAAACGGAGACAAACTCCATCTTTTCGGTGGAAAATATTTTTTTATAACTTCAGATTCTCTAGGATCGAATAATGCACCATCGATGTTTGTCGGTTTAAAACCAGGATATGTTGATGTTATAAAAATTTCAACATTGTTGTCTTTACCTTCTGTCAAACCTGTAGCTAAACCAATACCAATTTCATCTGTCATTAGTCTGAAATCTGTTGTTGTGATATTTATGTTAGAATCTACACTTACAATGTAATCTCCATGTAATGTTCGGTAATTATTAGAATCATATGCTGTATCTAATTTCCAGTCAAATGTTCTACTTTTAATTGTGCTATCTTCATTATAAGTATAATCACCACTATTGACTTCAATCTCAACAGTATCATGAACTATAACAAATTTAGTTTTTATAACAACTATTGGATTGTCTTTTAATTCTTTAATTTCG